AATATACTCCGAACACAACTACACACAAACAAATCAAACGGCGTTGTCAAAACTTATCGGTAAATATCCCAATCGACAATCTTCTGTCAGGGTGGCAGATGCATCGATCATAGGCCATCTCGGGACGGCGACGACGAGTGAAAAGTATTTCGTGGACGTACCATTTTACTTTTACAGAAACCCAGAACTCGCCATACCTCTGTGTGCGATTGATAAACAGGAAATTGAAATAGAAGTAAAGTTTAGAAATATAGAAGATGTACTCGTAGATAATACCATTATTTCGGTAAATAACGTAACATCATATTCATCACACACGGCGGCGGGTATTGGTTACGAAGTCGATAATTACCTTCAAGTCGGTGTGGACATCGACGGTGAAGCCGTCGGGGATGAGTCGGGGTTTTCCGTTTCCATGTCGCGCGATGGCTCTATCATAGCGATAGGCGCTCCCAATAACGATGCGGTGCCGAACGATTCAGGTCACGTTCGTGTCTATCGGCTCGTAAATCAGACGTGGACACAAATGGGTGCCGACATAGACGGTACAATCGCACAAGACTTCTTTGGACAGGCGGTTTCGCTTTCGGCGAACGGAATGATACTCGCCGTCGGTGCTCCCGACCATAACTATAACTCCATATCAAACAACGGCCAAGTGAAAATTTTCAGATGGAATGGAACCACGTGGGGAAGTGGTGAATTGATTAATCCAACGATACATCAAACAACGCAAAACCTAAATTTTGGTGCTGCACTACAACTCTCGGATGATGGAAATACGATCGTGATAGGGGGGCGTGGTTATGCGACGTCGCAGGGTGTTTTTTACGTGTACAAATACGAGGAAGGTGCTTGGAATCATAAACACAGTGAATTTGGACAGGCGACGGGTGACGCACTCGGTTATAGTGTTTCTATTTCCGGAGATGGTTTACGTGTCGCGGGTGGTGCAAATAACCCCGACGGTACGAGTTATGTTCGTACATTGTACTATAATTCTACATTCGATCAGTGGCTCGCGCTCGGAAATTACATAAACAGTGAAAATCCTGGAGATGAATTTGGCTTTTCGATTCATTATTCGGGTGACGGACAACGACTCGCGATTGGGGGTCCGAAGAACAACGGTATCGGGCACGTGCGCGTGTTCGAATATTCGGGGAGCGATTGGGCACAATTAGGACAAGACGTCGACGGTGAAGCCGTGGGTGACCAGAGTGGTATATCTGTCGCACTTTCCGATGATGGGAACATACTCGTCGTCGGTGCAAACGCGAACGATGGGACCGGTTTGGATGCCGGACATGTGCGAGTCTATAAATATGGTCTCGCTGGGTGGAAACAGATCGGTGTAGATCTAGACGCAGAGGCACTCGGAGACGAACTCGGTTGGTCAGTCGCTATATCTGGTGATGGATCACGCGTCGCCGCGGGTGCAAAGTCAAACGACGGTAATGGAACGAGTGCTGGACACGTGCGCGTCTATGATCATCTAAAGCGCTCGTATCTTGAAAATAGAATTAAGAAATTTGGTATGAATTTGGAACTCGTGTTCCTTGAAAGCGCCGAACGTCTTAAGATTCAACACACGCGTCGCGACTTCGTGATTACACAAATTCAAGAGAATATATTTAAGATTCCCATGGGTGTGAGAAATAATACAGTAAAACTTTCGTTCGTAAATCCAGTCAAAGAATTATTATTTGTGATTCAAAGAGAAAACAAAAGAAAGTTTAATGACTTTGTGAGTCCATTTGATTATGATAACATTTATGTAGCCGTGGACAACAGACTTTACTTTTATGAAAATCTGGTATCACTCGAATTAACACTCGACGATGAACGCATCATATCCGGTGAAACCGGTAAGTTTATGTTTCTGAAAGCTTTGCAACCCGGTATACATCACTCGAAAACACCACTCATTCGCCGTTTTTATTCCTATAACTTTGGTTTTGAACCAGAAAAACCATACCCAACGGGGCAAAAGAACTTTTCACTCGTTAAGAATCAAATACTTAACGTAAATCTTACACCTAACGATACACACGACAGAGATTTACGTGTATACGCCCTAAGTTATAACGTGCTCAGGATTATGGATGGAATCGCACAAACTATTTTTGGTGACAACTAATAAATGAAGACTGGTTTCGATATCACAGATACGGGGAGTGATCATATGTATGAAAGTCATTTGAAAACTCTCATAGATATCGTGACTCCCGTCGTGGAAAAAGCCATCATGCTTTCATGTGAATACGCGAAAGCGTGTGGTCGAGATGCCGTACTCAGTAGAGACTTTGAGTACGCCGCGAAGTATTGCGCAATGCGCACGGTTGGACTCCAAATCGGTAGCCACTTTCCGGAAATATATAACGACGAGGACGAAGACGAAGACGAAGACGAAGACGATCTCATGGTCATCGACGATGACAGTGTCGAGTTCGTACGATATTCAGGAGACGACCCCGCATTCATGGCCATCAACGAGGCATACGACTCGTGGGATTCGTGGCAACCACAGAGTCCGATCGAGGAGCTGTTAAAAAATGCTATTAATAGTAATGAGCACTGTGGAGGGATGGACCACGAATGAATTCAAAATTATTGAGAATGACGATGATAGTGCCTCTGACTCCGATTCCGAATCCGATAGCGATAGTGACGATGAAACTTCCAGGACGAAAGGATACAAAAAAACAAATTTCAAAAAAATCGCACTCGAGGAAGATCTACTTCCGGAATAATTTCTAGAAGTATACTATAATATAATGAAGCAAGCGATCGACGCTGTCACCTTGGTCACCCAGGAACTCGAATCTCAATCCCTCAACGCGGTGGTTGCGGGATTCTCTTTCGCGGCCGCCCTCGCGTGGATGGACTTGGTCCGATTTTTGATCAACCAAATCGTCAAGGTTCAGCGCAACGGTGGCATGCACTACACGTTGACCGCTTTGTTCACGACGCTTTTGTCTGTCACGGTCTACCTCATCATGTCGCAAATGTCGTCTCGTGTTCGTAAGCCGCTCCAGCCGGTCTACGCGGTTACGCGGGCGTAAGTACGACTCTTGGTTTACGTTTCGTAAGCATTAGTGCTATGATACCGACACAAACAATCAAAGCTATGGATGCATACTCTTTCCATCTATAAGGATTCTCCAATTCAGGAATACTTATTGGTGGCGGCAATTCCGTCTTTCTATCTACCTTTGGTAAGCTTTCGAGTTTATCCGTAGAACATGTAATTTCAAACTTAAGCACGTGATCTTGGTTTCTAAAATCGTATGGAATGAGACGTCCGTGACTCATGTAGAAAAATTCGACGCGTAGATCTCGGATAGATTTCTGTGAACCGGAATGAAACACGTGTGTCATGGGATCATCCGCACCACTGTGAACAATCTCCCCATTTTTCGTAAGAATGCGACCGGTGTAAAACGGTGTATCCGAAAATACAGTCTTACTAAATTCGTCCGAACCCGAACTTAAACGAACGATGATGGATGTCGGACCACTGAGATTGACAGCTCCAGTCGTGATTCGTCCATTCGACGATACATAATCAAGAGACGAAAGTCCTATGACTTGGTGAGGTGTTGTCTTTACAGATGTATTGCTCGTGTATCCATACACACCCGTTCTGAAATCAAATGAAAATGCGTTCGAGTTTCCGACGTTTGAAAATGTGATTGCATTCGTATCATCGTCGTATACAACGGACGTCACATTCGATACGGGTGGCGCGAGTTCATTTAACAAATCCGTCGCGAGATCGTGTGCGTTAGAATAATTGGTTTCGTCGAGTGTCACGAGTGTTCCGTTGACACTGAAGCTCTTATTCGCTTCGTGAATAAGTAATTGTGTGTTTGGAATTTTTGCGGACACGAGTGAGATCTTGGAAACGTTATAGATTGGGTTATTTAAACTCACGACGTAATTTGACGAAGACGGGTATAAAGTAGCATCTCTTTCACTGCTATCTATGTCGAGGCTGTGGACCTTCATTAAAATATAGGTACAATATTTTAATGAGTGTTTTACTCTGGTATTCTAAAACGAATTAATAGAAGCGTTGGGATAATGGATTGTTTGCGAGTTGGTTCTTCGCGACATCGAGTTCATTGCACCTGGCATTCGGGTTCGCGTTACCCTTGTACGCGTTGAAATTGTAATACTTATCGTTGGTGTATTGTTGAGTCCAAGCACCGTTGGCGGCATTCATACGACCATCAATTCTGGTCGTGTCCGAACGAACACTCGAGAGAAGGCCACTTTGTTTGATGGCTGTCTCTCTGACATTCATGCGCCCCGCGTTTCCGGGTCTGTTCGCCTTCCCACGACGATCGTCCGCTCTGAATCCATACTCCTGGAGCTGCTCTGTGGTGTAACCCTTATTACCACGTTCTTCCGCGATTCTGTTACCCGGGGCATTCGTGTATCCACCGTGGAAACTGTTAATATTCGGTACGGGTTGATTGTTGTAGTTGTACTGGAATTCATTCGCATCAAACTTGTTACGCGTGGGGTCTTGAGCCATCGTACCCAAGGGTATGAATCGCTTCGCGGGTGCGTTTTCGAGGCCGTCGGTGCGCAAACCAGTTTCCGAACGATTGGTCGTTCGCTTGGTGCGTTCGTGTTCCTGACGAACCAAACGTCCACCCATACCCTGTGCACGCCCCGGCATTTCCGGACGTCTTTCTGGAAGGAAAGCAGTCTTTTCAGGCATGTTGTGCGTGACTTTACCGATGAGACCATGGCGACCACCACTGATATCTTGAGCCGGACCCGATCGACCTGGGAGTGTTGTGAGACGATACTCACCAACATTGACCGGGTTGATACGAAGTAGTTGTTGATAACCACCGTACGCCGGCACGTTCGGACCGACACCGACACCTGGACCAACCATTTGCTTCTCGATGGGTGATAAATTGTTCATGCGCCCTTGATCATACATACGATTTCGCATGTTCAAAACCTCTTGTCCACCACTTCGCTGCTGCGGGGCGATGACTGCAAAAGATTGTGTTTCGTTCTTAGATGTCACCGGCATCGGATTATCGAAACGTGTTTCTCTAAATTGTGGAATTTGATCAGACAATAATGGTTCTTGTGGTTCGGTGACGAGTCGAGGCCCCAATTGTTGGGGTTCAGTATCTTTACTGAGTGTTCGACCCACGTACACCAAGCCAGCTACCGCCAAAACTGAGATGGGATCAGCCATTCTTACTTCTTGCTAATATTTTTATTATGATATCTCTGGTTAAACAAGCCATTCTGAAGGTCGGCGCGTGTACTGGCTGGTTCATACGTTGTCGACTGAAGTGGCAATTTACATTCAATATTTTGAAGAGGAAAGAA